GATGTAGACCTGTGCACCGTCTTCATTGTTTTTCATTTCGCTGCCCCTTTGAGTGACTGTTGATGTTTAGCCCAGAATCGGGACTTCGCCGCTGATGCGGGAATCGCTTTGAAGGCCGATTCCAGAGCCGCCATGCCCTCCAAAGAGGCCGCACGGAGTTCGTCTAGGTACTTCGCTTCAAAGGCCTGATCCTCGCTGTTGGTTCCCCGGACTGCGTGGTTCCCATCGTCATCTTCTGGCGCGATCCCACAAGCCGCCATGAGGGAATACCTACGGGCATAGGTCAGAGCAGACCCGTATCCCTGGGGATCGTGCTTCGCCGCGGGGACATGGAGCTTCCCGGATGAAAGCATTTCCCCGGACTCATGCAGGAACACGGTCTCCACAATCACACCGTCCTGGCACTCGGAGGTCTGCTGCATAAGCATGATCCCGTTGGCATTGAGTGAGTCCACCACGGCTTCGACACAAGCCGCCAGATCAGCGTATCGGCTCTTGAAGTGTGGATTCGATGAGGTCTTGAGCGCAGGCCCAAAGGCCTTCTGCGCGCTCACCAAGGCTGAAAAGATGTTTTTCATAGCGAGTAAAACAGGATGGTGGCCCCGGCCAGGCCGAGGAAGATGGCGAACAGCACATCAGCGAGCTTAGATTTCATTGCTGTACTCTTCAGCAGGGGGGAAGGCATCGTCATAGGCCCAGAGCTTGCCTTCGTGAGAGCAAGCCCCGGTGTAGAGGCGCACCTGATAGCAAGGCTGTGATTCGCTCTTGCCGGTGACGAAGTTGACGATCTGGGTGTCAGGATGACCGCACTTGGAATACACCTCTGGGTGGCGTTCCGACTTGATGTAGTGCTGGCATTGAGTGCAGGGAAGGATCTTCATGGTTGCTCCAGAGACCGCGACATAGCGGCATGGAGAGAACTGTAAGCGATCTTATGAACATGAGAACTAGGACTTTCCCTAAGTCCCCTTACCAAAAGCTGCCTTACACTCCATGCGGGGCCAGGAACGGGTTAGCGCCGTGCTTCTGGTGTTTACGAATTATCGGCAGGAGCCACTCTGCTACATGAGGCTGGCCCCACCTGAGGAAAGACATGGACAAGAAGGATCTGATCGAGAAGGCCGGTGGCGTGACTGCTCTGGCGAAGCTGCTGAACATCAAGCCGCCTGCGATCTACCAATGGAAGAAGGTTCCTGAGTTGCGGATGCTCCAGCTCAAGGAAATGCGTCCTGAGTGGTTCGCTTGCAAAGAAGAGCAAGGTGTGTAAAATAAACCCTGTCTGGTGTGGCAACCAGGCGGTGAAACGATTAAAACCCCTAGTGGGTGCTGTGCGGTCTTGCATGGCAGTGGGCGGGTCTTTTGATCGTTTCAAACGCCTCGCTGCTGCTCTCGCCAAGAGCCAAGACCGCAGAGCATCTCTAGGGGTTTTTGCTTTTGGCCCAGACCGTCAGGGCGCGATAGCAAATGGGCCTGCATGGGCTGCACCCGAGAAACACCGGCCACCATTACACCCGTGGCAGAGCCGACCAGCGTTGATTGAGCGACTGGTGAAGCCGTTGGTACTCAGGTGGAAGACTAGGCCAGCGGTGAAAGTGAATCAATCCCTCAAGGGCACTTGGTCTTGAGACTGTTTGTAGATGAATGAAGCGGATGAGGTCAGTCTAAAGATGGAGCGGAGTGGACTCATCCACCCTAGGAGAACCTATGCCTGAAAAAGACTTGTTCGGCGAAGAGATAAAAACGCCTGTGGATAACTTCGATGCTTTCTGGGTAGCCTGGCCTAAGCATCCCCGCAAGGGAGCCAAGTCAGCTTGCAAGAAGCGTTGGCAGAAGGGTCTGTACGATCATTGTGCAGATCAGATCCTTAAGCACGTAGAGTGGATGAAGACCACCGACCAATGGAGGAAGGACGCGGGAGCGTTCATTCCTGCTCCGTTGGTCTATCTGAACCAACAGAGGTGGGACGGGGCCGAGATCCCCGAGCCTAAAGACACGCGAGATCCTGCTCTGGTCAAGATCGACCAAGACAGGGGGAAGGCCTCTCAGATGCCTGAAGATGTACGCAAACGCATTCAACAGCTCAGGAGCAGGATATGAAAAAACTCACAATTCTGTTGGCTCTGGCTTTTCCTGCTCATGCAGAGTTTTTCTCTGGCAATGATCTACTGACTCGGATGCAAAGTGATTCGAGTGTTGAAAGATCCATTGCATTGGGCTTTGTGGTTGGAGTTGCAGATGCTTGGGATGGAATGCTTTTCTGTGCTCCAGACAACGTAACAGCGGGTCAGACCAGAGATATTGCTCTGAGATTTTTGATCATCAATCCTCAAAAGCGGCATCAGGCTGCTGTGGGGATGGTGTCTGATGCACTCGCAGAAGCATGGCCCTGCGCGAAAAAACCAAAGGTGAATAAGCTGTGAACGAAGAATCTCCAGACACAAAACTACAGATGGAAGCTAAAGAATGGGTTCGCCGCTTCCGACAGATGAAGGACGAATCAGGACTTCACGCTGCATCAGGATGGTGGCAGTCCACAATTCGAGACATTGAGAAACGAAGAGGAAAACAGGCCGCTGATGAACTCCGAGCAGAAATGAACAAGATCAAATGATCACTTTGGTGTTTTCTGTCGAAGGTGAACCAAAGGGAAAAGGTAGACCCCGCTTCTCCAAGGTCGGAGGGTTTGTAAAGACCTACACCGATCAAAAGACGCGAGACTACGAATCCCTTATCTCCAAAGCTGCCAGAACAGCGATGGGAGAGACACCTCCGATGGAAGGCCCTGTGAGCGTTTCGATGTACTTCAGGCTACCCATCCCCAAGTCCACCCCAAAAAAGCGCGTGGCGAGCCTTCTAGGTGGCTTGGTGAGGCCAACAAAGAAGCCAGACCTTGACAACATGAACAAAGCCATCCTTGATGCCATGAACGGCATCGTCTACAAGGATGACTCTCAAGTGGTCACTATTCATTCAAAGAAGGTTTACTCCACACACACCGGGGTAGATATTTGCATCATGGAAGAAATATGAGCTACTCACAACTTGAAATTGAAATTATTCGATGGGCCGAGGCTCGAAGGATCATCCCAAACTCAACAACAGAGCGCCAGTTACTAAAGACTGTCGAAGAATTAGGTGAGTTAATATCTGCGACTGTCAAGGGAAAGAAAGAAGAACAGATTGATGCGTTCGGAGATGTTTTGGTTACTCTGATCATTGCTGCTGATCTGGCTGGAATAAATCTGACTGATGCGCTTGAACACGCGTGGAATGAGATCAAGGATCGGAAAGGATATTTGCGTGCAGATGGAATCTTTGTCAGAGATTGAGATATTTATCTCGTTTCTGATACTTGCGGCATTACTCAAAGCACTTGAGAAACTAATCAAATGAGCCACGAAGCAATTGATTTCATCTTCCAGAACGCTCCTGAGTATGCAAAGGCAAAGGCAGAACGGGTTTATCTTGAGGAATTCAGAAAGACCAAGAAAGCCCTGCTGATGAAAGCGGCGATGAGTAAATACGAAGCCGTGGGTGCTCAAGAGCGTGAGGCTTATGCACATCCTGAGTATCAAGAGCTTCTGAAGGGGCTGCAGGCTGCAATTGAGATCGAAGAGGAACTGAAGTGGAAGCTGGAGGCCGCCAGGCTCAGGGTTGAGGTATATCGGACTGAAGAGGCGTCAGCCAGAATGCAGATGAGGGCGGCATAAGTTATGCCTTATTCAATCGAGCTTGATTCATCGGAAATGGTTGTTGTTCAACTTTTGGCATCGATGCGTCATGCAATAAATCGAAGTCACTTGGTTAACAACTCGAAGATAGGCCCACAATCAGACCATCAAACAGACCTTGATGGACTGATTGCTGAGTTTGCCTTTTGCAAGTGGAAGAACATTTGGCCTGACATGAGCGTATCGCCACGATCTGGCGGGGCCGACTGCATTGTCAGCGGGAAGACTATAGATATAAAGTCAACAAGAAGGCTGGATGGTCGGCTTTTGGCAGTCACGACAAAAAATATCAAACATTCAGATATTTATGTGTTGGCAATAATTCAAGATAATAAAGTTACATTTCCCGGATGGGTGTTTTCAGAAGAACTTCTTGACGAAAGTAACATTGTTGATCTAGGACATGGGCCAACTTATGCCATGAGTCAATCAAAACTGCGTCAGTTCAAAATTTAGATGATCTTAAAGCAGACATACATTCGGAGCCAGAAGCTCCTCAGGGCTGTTGCTTCTTTGCCGTGTCAGTGTTGTGGGCATCCTGACTCCCAAGCGGCCCACTCCAACTGGTGGGGTGGGAAGGGTAAAGGCATTAAGGCAAGTGATGAATTTTCAGCGAGCCTCTGTGTCAGATGCCATTGGGAGATTGATCAGGGGAACAAGTTGACCAAGGATGAGCGCAAGCAGAAGTGGCTGGCTGCTCACAGAAGGACGGTTGCAGAACTTCAGAGGCAGGGAAAATGGCCTGTTGACATTCCTGTTCCCGAGATAGAATTCTGAGACCCTGATCTCCTTCAGTTGCCGGGGTGGGGCTTCGGCCCCCTTTTTTTGGAGCACTTATGTTCACCAAAGCCAAAGCCAAAGAGATGCAGGAGTATCTCAACCGCAACAAGCGCAAGTACCACCAGACCAAACCGATGAAGGCCTACAAGATGGCCGATGAGTTTGGAAAGGGGTACGAAGCCATCGAGATGCAGAAGGCGATGAAAAAGAAATGAAGTGTCCCATCGCCACCCAGGACATCGAGGTCAACCTCAAGAACCGCGATCACGCATTCGCGGAGTACGGTTACGGGCCTGCCAATCCTGAAGAGGACAACGAGGAGTTCTGGGCCAAGCGGTCTGTGGAATGGAACACCTCTCCTGAGCAAGCCAAGACGATGCGCTGCGGGAACTGTGCTGCATTCATTCAAACGCCTGAGATGATGGGCTGTATCCTCGGAGGCATCCAGAAGGAAGAGGATGATGACGAGACCTACGCCCCCGAGGTTGTAGAAGCAGCGGATCTCGGGTACTGTGAACTGTTCGAGTTCAAGTGCGCGGCAGATCGGACTTGTTCGGCCTGGCTGACGGGTGGCCCGATCACCAAGATGACTGAGGGTCGCGCTCGGATGCTGAAGATGGCAAAGTACGAAGCCAGAAAGGGTGAATATGAAGATGACTCCGAAGGGCCAGAAGAAGGCTGAGAAGGTTTTCAAGGAATTCGGCAAGGGTGAACTGCACTCTGGCAAGGGTGGCCCTGTGGTCAAGAACCCGAAACAGGCAGTTGCGATTGCTCTTTCATCTGCCCGGAAAGCGATGAAGAAGAAATGAAAGCCAAGCCGATCTGGGACAAGCCCTACAAGGGCAAATCTGAGCCGTTGACCAAGGGCGAGAAGAAGTCTGCTAAGGCAATGGCAAAGAAAGCTAGTCGTCCATATCCGAACCTTGTGGACAACATGAGGGCCGCGAGGAAGAAATGAGCGCCGCCTGGTCTCGCAAAGAAGGGAAGAACCCCAAGGGTGGCCTCAATGAAAAGGGCCGAAAGTCCTATGAGCGGGAAAATCCTGGTTCTAACCTAAAGCCCCCAGTAAAGAGTGGGGATAACCCTAGACGCGCATCTTTCTTGGCAAGGATGGGCAATATGCCTGGGCCAGAGTACAAGAACGGAGAGCCGACAAGACTCCTCCTGAGCCTAAAGGCATGGGGAGCAAACAGTAAGGCCGATGCCAAAGCAAAAGCCAAGGCTATTTCTGAGCGAAACAAAAAGAGGTAAGTCATGGCTGGGCCGATACCACTACTGGGACTCTTGGATGAGCTGAGAGACTTCGCCAACCGCCGCAACATGGGGCAGAGGATGGTTGGTGGTGGTGTCCGTGGTGCGGCCACTCGGGGATTGTTGGGCATGGATGCCCCTGAGAACGCAACCCCGATTCAACGAGAGGTCTACGAGAATGCGGCTCGGATGAGCGCCCCGGCTCAAGGGCTGACCGCACTCAAGGCCGCGACTGTATTCCACGGCTCACCCCATAAGTTCACCAAGTTCGATCCCAAGAAGATAGGGACTGGTGAGGGAGCGCAAGCCTATGGGCATGGTTTGTATGTGGCTGAGTCACCGGAGGTTGCCAAGTCATACCAGTCGGCTCTCTCTGCCGAGCGTGGATTTTCCTACGGAGGAAAGACAGGGCTGACCCGCGCAGAAGTGCAGGACATGGTGAACGCAAAATATGGCAGCGGGTATCTTGATGGCGTCATTCGACCTTCAGGCGTTGCAGATTCATTTATTGATGACATGGTAACGGGTACGGAGCGCGCAAAGGGCGCTTACCCACGTCAATACAAGCCCGGCTCACAACGCGCAAAGATTTACGATGAATTGCGTGGTCAGATTCAGCACGCTGACCCAGGCGCCCTATACAAGATAGACCTACCAGACGAAGCAATCGCTCGGATGCTGGACTGGGACAAGCCAATAAGTGAGCAGGCAAGCATTCTGAAGCGCATCAGCCCTGAGTCGATGGGCCTCAGATACAAATTGGTAGATGATGGAAAAAAGCACGCCTTTGTGAATGCCGATGAACGAATCATTGGGAACATCCAAGAAGGCGGCACACCTGAATCATTCAGGGCAAACTGGATGCAATCATTCATGCGCCCACAGATGACAGGAAGACAGGTCTACGAAGAACTCGGCGGCGGTATGTTTGGAAGTGATAAGGCTGCTTCCGCACTCAGACAAGCTGGAATCCCCGGCATCCGCTATCTTGATGAGCAGTCTCGTGGGCGAGGTCAAGGAACATCCAACTTCGTAGTGTTCCCAGGAGAAGAAGAACTCCTGCGAATCCTTGAGCGCAACGGAGTCCCAATCCAAAGCCTGTTAGACTAAGCCAACTTAACTACCGATGGCCCGAAAGGAGTCGGAAATGGACAACAAAGTGGTAACAACTGTTAAACGCAAGCCTCCCGCAGCAGGGATGGGCCGTATTAAGGGCGTACCTAATAAGACCACTCAGAATGTGCGAGAGATGATCGCGCTAGTGGCAGAGCAAAACGCCCCTAAATTTGCTGAATGGCTTAATAGAGTCGCAG